ATATATTAGATATTCTCTTAATTTCGTTTCAATTTTTTAAGAAAATCCGTTTCAATTTTTTTTTTAAATAACGCCTAAATCTTTTACCTCTCTACGATATTTTATAAAAAGCGTTTCAATTTTATAAGAAATCTAATTCTAATTCCTAAACATTCCTACACAGAAACTAAAATAACTTTGCGTGGTCTTCCTCGTTGTGCTGGTGGTGAGTTCTCACGCTTCTTCTCACGATACTTTTGATTAGCAATACGGCAACGCTCCTTAAACTTGTCGTTCCATTCTTCATCAGTTTTTTTGTTGTGATAATAATTTCGTTGGAACTCATTATACTTTTCAACATTCTTTTCACGATAGGTCATAATTGCCTTCTTAACAGCAGGGGTATAATAATTTTTGGTTTCAGGTTGCTCTTCCATCTTATATATATAATATTACAATATTTAAATCCTTTTATCTAATCTATATATATTATGGAAGAACCGCTGTTGATTGGAGATGATAGTAAATACACTATTCTGCCTGTAAAGCATCACGATATTTATGATATGTATAAAAGAGCAGTCAGCAGTTTTTGGGTGGAGGAGGAGATAGATTTAGCAAAAGATTTGAACGATTGGAATTACAAGTTAAGCGATGACGAGCGTTATTTTATCAGTATGATATTGGCGTTCTTTGCTGGGAGCGACGGACTTATCAACGAAAATCTCGGTCAAAGGTTTTACAACGAGGTTCAAAATAGTGAAGCAAGATTATTTTATGGGTTTCAAATTGCTATGGAGGGAATACATCAGGAGGTTTATGCTAAAATTATTGATACATACATACGAGATAAAAAACACAAAGAGGAATTGTTTAACGCTATGATGGTGTTTCCTTGTATCAAGAAAAAAGCGGACTGGTGTAAAAAACACATCAACTCTACTGAAAGTTTTGCGACAAGATTAGTTGCCTTTGCTTGTGTGGAAGGCATCGCTTTTTCAGGAGCGTTTTGTTCTATATTTTGGTGTAAGAAACGAGGTTTGCTACAAGGTTTATCTTTCAGTAATGAATTAATATCTCGTGATGAGGCACTACATACAGAGTTCGCAGTTTTACTTTACTCAAAATTACAAAACAAATTATCATTCAAGAAGATAAAAGAAATTATTATGGAGATGGTTGAGATTGAGTGTGAGTTTATTTGTGAGGCGTTGCCTTGTAGATTACTTGGTATGAATAGTAATAGTATGAGTGATTACATAAAGTTTGTAGCAGACAGATTATCAGTTCAATTAGGGTATGATAAAATCTACGATGTAAGAAATCCGTATGAGTGGATGCTCCTAATATCATTACAATCAAAAACTAATTTCTTTGAGAATAAGGTGAGCGAGTATGCTTTGGCGAATAGAGAAATAACTGGTGATATTTTTGAGATGGAAACAGATTTTTAACCCAACTTATTAAATCGTTCTTTTAGTATTTTATCGTTTAATCTTGTATCAATAGACCACGAGTTTAAAAAATCATCAAAGCATTCTGCGACCATATCATTATTTTTTAATTTTGTTTTAACTTGATGAGTAAAATAATAATCACAAAGAATACAATACCTACCGCAGTTTTCACTTTGTATATCTTGTATTTGTCTATTAGAAAAAGGAAAAGGAACAAAGGGTTTTAAAAAATCTCTTACTGGTTCAGGCGGACTAATTCCAAAACTATCAAAATAACAAGCACTACCACAAGGAAATATTTTCATAAATACCCAGTGTGTCCCACTACCTTTATCGTGGTCTTCCATATTAACATAGTAAGAACCTACACTACGACGCTGTGGTAATTTATCTTTGCTAAACACACCAACGATAGGCAGTTTAAGACCTTGTGCGATTTCCTCAATATCAAAATTAGTAATCATATTATATAGTATATAACTACATAATATTATTATAAGTTCAACCAACATCTACTTATTTGCTTTCGTTTGCTCTTGCTTACTAAATCATCAGGAACTATACACCCAACATCACTAATTTTCACCAGTTTATCAATTGGTATATATAAGTGTTTCTTCTTTGGATTAAAAGGCGTATATTCAGTATCAGTATAATCAATTGCTTCTCTAACAGCATCTTCACCTCCAATAGCATCATAACTCTCTTGTGTTAATTCCCACTCATACAATCCATCTAAAAATCCAAACAAGAAATAATAACGCTTATCTGTTTCATCATCACCCCACGCTTCAACTTTGTTAAATCCAATCATAGTTGTATTGTAGTAGTGATGGTCGTTATTTCTTGATTTCAATTCCACCTTTGTCTTATTATTCTCCCAGTCATAAACTTTCATAATACTCTTCATTATCGTAGTATTATTGCGTTTTACATCACCATACTTTTCAACAATAGTAGGTTCATAAAGTTCTTCATTCAGGTCGCCCATAAATACATAAGGACGATTAGCAGGTTTTACCATTCTGTGGAAATAGGAGGCAGGAGGGAGAGGGTAGGTTTTTAAAATACTTTTCATACTTTATATATATTAGATATATTAGTTCTTTAAGTATCTATTTTCCTAAATTATATATTAAATAATTAAATATTAATCTATATCGGTAAAAAATTGCCTAAAACTTGACCTATAACAGAACCAATTGGTCCGCCACCTTGCTTACCACGCTTACCAATAGGGTCGTATGATTGAATACCCTTTGTTTCTACAAAAGGGTTCATCGCAGGACTATTCATAGAAGCATAAGGACTTCCTTGCTGGATAGGCATACCACAACCACCCATAGGCATCATCATACCATAGTGTCCGCTTCCATACTTACCAGCAGGATAAATACCACCACCGCTACTTCCACCAGCAGGAAAAATAGAACCACCCTCGCTGTGAAACTCCATAACCTGCTTATAAGGAGCAGAAACATAAGGAGAACCGCCCCCCATACTCATAGGCATCTTACGCATTCTTCCACCTGAAACTCTACGCTTTGCTTCCTGACTTGCTAAATCAATTAGGGTAGGTGCTACTGCCTTACCAACTGATTTTACAACATCAAAAATACCTTCGCCTGAAACACGACGCTTTGCTTCTTTACCTGCTAAATCAATAAGGGTAGGTGCTACTGCTTTACCAACAGATTTTACAACATCAAAAAGACCCTTACCAGTCATTCTATCAATTACATCTTCACCCTGTTTAAGAGCAACTCTAATACCTTTATTTTTACTCAAAGAACCTAATACCTTTTTAGCAGTAGCAGGAAGCATAGCGAGTGCCTGTTTTGCGTCTTCCATAATCATCTCAGGTTTAATAGTAATAGCACCACCCTTTTTAAGAGTGCGTTTTTGTGCGGAAGACATAACCAAAGGCAACGCCATACCACCTAACTTACCTTTGGCGTAATCACTTGCTAAATCAATAAGGGTAGGTGCTACTGCTTTACCAACAGATTTTACAACATCAAACATACCATTACCACTAACACGGCGTTTTGCTTCCTGACTTGCTAAATCAATTAGGGTAGGGGCAACTGCCTTTCCTACGGATTTCACAACATCAAAAATACCTTCTCCTTCGTATGCTCGTCTTGCGGATTTACGCATCATACCTTTCTTTGTTCCACGACCTACCATACTTGGGGCAATACTGATGCGACTTCTTGATTGAGGCACATTCATAACTTCCATTCTTATATATAAAGGTATATATAAAAATCTAAAAAAATTATTGCTAAACACGAGATACGCTATTGTTTTCTCACACTTTTAACAAAAAGGGATTTCAAAAAAGTTCTATTTATTTAGTTGCTTGTTTTACTGAACTCTCGCACCAGTTCTCACATCAACCACAATTTGGCGTTCAAACTCAATAAAGACCATAAAGTCAATTGTCTGTGGGGAGTTGTTAATACCTGATACTTGGACTGCTTTGGCGACACCATCTTCACTTGGAATGGAGCGACCTGCGTTTCCGTAGTAGTATCTGTATAAACTTTCAAACTCACTAAATCCAATAAGACCTGACGATAGAGAAGTAGTCAAACTGCCGTTCAACTGGTTAGAAGAAACAAGTTGCTCGTAGAAGGTTTCAAAATCGTATTGAAGATTGTTAATAAATAAGTTCTTACCGCTGATTTGGATTTGGAAGTTTGTAAGAGAAATAGGGTCAGGAGTTCCACCAGTAGTAGAGAAGGGAGAAAGAAGAGTAGAAGTAGTAGTTCCAGCAAGAGGAGTAGTAGAAGCGTAAGTTGAGGCAACGCCGTTGGACGCTTTTGGAAGCAGAGGAATTACTAAAATACCACGAATATTTGGTATGCCGTTCGTCACGAGGAACGAAAAAGTTTGTCCTGATGCTACACTTGTAAAGGAGTATTGGAACAAATCGTTATACACAATTTTCTTGGTAGGTGTGAGCGACAAATAACGCTGTTCTGCGATTGGCGACATCGTATAAGCAGGGGCGTATAGGCGAACGCTCGTCACAGGTGCGGATACAGAGGAAGTGAATTGACCTGATAAGAATTGAGTTCTAACGATAGACAAACCAATCTTAACACTTTCAGGAGCAGAAGGAAGAGTGTTTGCCGTTGGAACAAGATTAGAAGCACCTTGTCCTAAATCCATAGAGGCAACCATCACAGGATTAGTTCCACCACCACCCAAAATAATAGGAGTTGAGGTTAGTGCGATACAACCAGTATTGGTTTGTTTAAGAGTAGCACCAGCAGACAAAGCGGTAGTTGAGAGAGTTCCTGCTACAACAGGGGCAACCGCACCAATCGTGAAATAAACTTGGTTAGTGTTAAGGTAGATACGCATAGTAGAACCTTTGAGAAGAGGACACTTTTGGAAAAAGTCCGCAATATCTTTAAGACGAATAACAGCGTCAAAAACAATAGAGCGAGTGGTTGATGCCTTTGCTACATAAGACATAAATATTTGGTTGAAAGCAGAGGAAGAAGCAACAGAAGTAGTTGCTGTTCCTGACGACCCACCAAGTAGAGAAACTTGATTAGAAGTTATAGAGTTTGTGAGGGTAGGAACTTCCGCAGAACCCAAGTTAGAAAGGGAATAATTTAACCACTGCTGTCTTTGGTAGAACCCTGAATTGTAAAGGGAGCGGATATTATCACTATCATCAGTAGCAGTTGTATCTAAATTAAACACAGCAGTTTGGAGTGGTGAAATACCTGTGACGACCTGTGTATTAACAAGGGCAGCGGTAGTGTTTTGTGATAGAGTTGCTGTGGAAGGAACACCAGCGACATAAACAATTGCCGTGATGTAAGTTCCTGATGGAATACCAGCACCTTCTACAAGCATACCAACTTGAAGAACACCACTCAAAGTTGTAATTGCGGTAATAGCAGTAGCAGTAATAGCACACACAAAAGAACCGCTAAACAATCCTGCCTGTGAGATAGAAACATAAGGAGCGTTTCTGTTATTACAATAACCTTGTCCTGATGTATTCATAAAGTTAAGAAGAGAGTTGGCGGTAGAGTTGTTGTTATACAACCAAGACCTTGCTGTATCAGGGCAAAAACCACAAATAGCACCCCAATTTTGAATATCATTCTGCGACCAACTTGTAAGGTTCTTAAAGGAACAGAACACATTAAGGAAAGGAGTTTGCTGGATAATACTGCCGTTATTGAACTCAACCGACATACTATGTAAAATCTGCCAAAATCCGTTTTTCATTCCCATCAAATAATCTAAACTATTACTGGCGGTAATAGCAGTAGCAGAACCCTCTGCCTGTAAGACCAAAGGCATAGCAATAAACGCCTCACTCCAATTGATATAAGAACCGCTGTTTGAGAGAGAAGTTGTGTCTAAAACAATTTGCCCTGAATAACTGCCGTTGTTATTATCATTCACATATAACCACTGCTTATCAACGAACTCGCTGGACGAAACCTCCGTGTTGATGCTTTCTTCAAAGACAAGATTATCCATTATATATATACTATACAAAATATATTTTTTGTATCGTATTGCTAAATCTTTCCTCCTAAACATCAAAGGATATATATTTTTTTGGAACTCTTGGTTGTGCGATTTTCAAATTACGCAGAATATCACTTTTTCGTTGAACCATTCCTTTTTCGTAGATTTCAGGCACTAATCCTGAACCCATCGTTCTTTTGTTATTCCTTGCTATTCTGTGAGTTTTGCTAATTCCCATACTTGTTCTTAAACCTGCTCCACTTGTAGTTGAACCTAACTTGTGAATATACATACTATATATTATATAAGATAAAATAAATTAAAGCGTCATACCTTCTAATTCTCCTTTGTCTGCGATGATTAACAATATTACTAAATTGGGGTCTTGTAGAGTAGTTGGTATATTATTTTGGTCTAAAAAGGAAACTTGGAAAGAGTTATACTGCCCTGGTTGTATATCAATAAAACTATACTGATTTGGTGCGATAGTAAATTGTGCTCCAAATACAGCATCAGGAGAAAAACTATACAATAGTGAGTTAGGAATAGCAAAATTGTTATTCAATAAATTACAGGTAATAACATAAGACGATAAAGGTGATACTTGTGGAACATTCGCAGAAGAAAAAGTTTGAATAGTAGAATAACTGGGAGATTGAGAAGCACTCATAGAATAAAAAGTTCCAGTAATAGCACCTATGGTTTGTGATACAGATACTACCCAACTATTTACTGAACCTGATACAATATAAGTTCCTTGTGTTATACCTGTTCCTGATATAACCATACCCACCACAAGAGCAGGAGAACCAGTTGTCGTTAAAGCAGTTCCAACAATAGAAGTAATAGCAAAAGTAGTTGAAGAAGGAGAGTTAGTAATAGTTGCTTGTGCGAGAGCAGTTGTAGGAGGGGTTGATGATAAACCAATTTGCCCTTGTGGATAAAACCCTGCCTCAAATCCAACGATACTTTGAAAAGTGTTTGCTAAAATCCTTACCATAGGTGTAATAATAGCAGTAGGTCTGCTCCAAGAAACAGGCGTAGTAGGTGAAGAAGTTGTGATAAGAGCACTTGTATAAGTTCCAATTGTATAAGTAGCAGTAGGGTATGTTGCTAAACTAATAGGAAAGGCACTAATATCAATTGTGTAAGTAGAGGTATTAACAACAAAAGTAAGAAAATAATAATAGTTTCCAGCAGTATCTAAAAGGTAGTGTCCTTGTTGAACCATAACAAAGTGTAAAAAATCATTCAAAGTGCTAATATCATAAAATCCATCAGGAATGGTAATCGCAATCTCTCTTCCATCAACCCAAATATAATTAAACTGGTTATTACCTTGTGCGGAGGTAATATTAAAGGTTGAATAATACATCTGTATTGACCCAAGTGCTAATTTTTGTCCTTTTTGAAACTCCACATTACCAGCAGGGAAGTTGTATTTAAAAACAGAGTTATTAGTATTAGCAACCACATTACTACTATTCACGATAAGAGTTCTCATATTATATATATTATACAATATAAAATAATTATACAGATAATTCAATCAATAAGTTCATTCCATCGTGTTTGGATATTTTACCCTGCGACATAAACTTGACTACTAATTTCCTTAATTCTTTTAACAAAGCAACACTATTATTTCCTGCTAAATATTCTCCTTTCAAAAGAGTAAATCTATCGTTGTCCTCTTTATCGTCGTTGCTAATTGTTCGCTTCAACTTCAAAGCATTCAATATACCAGCACCAGTAGCAATCTTTTCAAACAACTGGCGTTCCTCAATAGGTATTTGTTCGTAAATACGATTACTTACTTTTCCTGTATCTAATAGTTCTAAAATAAACTCCTTCATCACATCACTAATAGGTGTTGGTTTAAATTGTGGAATACGCCCTAAACTTGGGAACTTTACATTCAAAATATCACGCTCTTTAAGTTGAGGAATATTAATCACATACTTACCAAATTGCCTGTATGTAGGTTCAGGTTCATACTTAACACCTTCTCCAATTTTTTTAGTTCTAATTCTGCCGTTCTTTGCCTTCAAACCAAAACCGCTTTTCTCTGTTGAAAAGGTTTCTCTGCTTGTAGCATCACTAACCGCTCCTGATGGTGCTTGTAAAGAGTTTTCTAAAATATAATCTTTCAAATTACCCATATTCACAGCACCCCTAACATTAGAAGCATACCAATTACTAAACGCTGTATCGTTTTTACCAAACTGGACTACATCTGCCTTTGTAAGTATTTTAGGATTACCTTGTGTTCTTATAAGATAAATATTTTGTTGAGTGCCTGGTGTTCCTGATGCGGTAGGTGTTGTCGCTACTGCTAATCGTGGAACTTCTCTTGTTCCTACTACAACTTGTGCTATTATATTAATATCAGGGTCGCCTCCTGTTGGTCTTTGACTTTCAGCAATATCTCGTTTCAATTCTTCTAATCCGTCCAATTGAGCGTCGCTCACACCTGATATAGCGTCTTGAACCTGTTGAAATCCAATAATAGCATCAACCCTACCAGTATTAATATCGTCTAATATTTGTTGTATTTGTGCTCTTGTAGGCATAGTAGAGGTTAAATCTTGTAGCATCGTTAGTGTTTCAAATTGTAGTAATTCTTGGTCGGCAGATATTCGTTGAAACTCTCTTGAAGATGGTATGTTCTCCTGTAATCTATTTATTCTTTCTACAACAGGTCTAACTATATAATCAGGCAGTTGTCTAAAAGTATTTGCTAATCTCTGCTCCAAAGTAGCAAACTGCTCTCTTGTAGGTAGGATTGCCCTAATATCGTTGATATTATCAGTCAAAGTGTTGAACTTGTTAGTAATAGAAGACAAGTTCGTAGAAACTCCTTTTGATTGTTCCAGTTCTTCCTTAAACTTTCTCAAATACTCAATAAAAAAGGTTGGGGACAAAAGACCCTTCGCAAAGCGTTTGTTAATATCACGCTCTATCTGTGGGAACGCTTGGTTCATAGTAAATATCTCATCAGGGTTAAGTTCTCCAATAATAGCACTTGCCTCTCTATACTGGAATAATCGTAAAAGATTATCAAGAGCAGTCCTTTCTTGTAGTGCTTGGTCTGCTTGTAATTCAGCAGGAGATTTAAGTTGCTGTGGGGTTAGTGCTTGAACCTCACCACGCTGGAAACCTGCTCTCGCTTGTGCTACATTCGCATCGTTCGCAATAGCAATACGGAGCAACTCGTCTTGGGTCATAACCCCCTTTGAGTAGTCGCTTGGTTTTTGTAGATTTCGTATCATCAAACTACCTGTTCCGCTCATTCTGTATTATATTTTATAGTGAGAAAATAAAATAAAAAAATTGATGCGAAAAAGTCATAACAATACTTCTATTTTTCTTCTTCTTCTTCCTCAATATCATAAATATCGTTAAAACCTTTCCTAAATCTATCTCGTTGCTCTGTTTCCAAATCTATCATAAGAAAGTTCTTTTTTTCGGCAGTTGCGTCCTTATACATAGCAGTAAGCGTTTCTTTACTCATTCCCAAATCAAACTCACGACCAATCATCGTAAGGTTTTTCATACTACTAATTTGTTTTACTATCAAGTAAGTCATATTGTTTCTAATCATCTTCGGCACAGCATAATAGGATTGAGTAATATAGACCAAACTTGCGTTTTTCTTTCTTGCTCTCAAAAAGAATTGTTCCATAGGTTTTTGGTTTTTTTCACCCACTAAATCGTCCATTACTATTAAAGTTTGTTGTTCCTTGTTAAGTTTATCTAAATCAGGCAATCCATCTTTATCAATTTCCATTACCTTTAAACCTTTCTTACCAAGTTTCTCATCAATATAGTTATACAAAGGTTCATCTTTATTTTTCGTCACGATGTAGATATTTTCAAAAGTATCAGGCATATTGTATATCAACGACATAAGTGTTTGTGTTTTACCTGAACCTGACGAACCCATAATAATCATACGAAAAGGCAATTTAATATGGTGTATTTCATAGTGAGGATTATGGGTTTTTAGCAAAAACCTTTCAGGTATTTTTTTATACCAATCTACTAACTCTGCTTTCTTTTGCTGTTTTGGAGGCATAATATAATATACTGGTAGAAAATAATATACTACTATATTATATTCAAGATGGCAGAACAATCCCCTGAAAATCCAGCACCTAATCCGCTTACAGATGTTTTTAATCCTGCTGACTGGAACTTAACTGATGTAGTATCATCTGCTACAAATACACAAAACCAGCGTATTATAGGTCAAGTTATTATGGTCGCAAGAACTACACTACCTTCTTCTAATTGGTTATTTTGTGATGGAACAGCATACGATACAGCACAATACGGAGAACTATTTTCAGTAATAGGTTATACTTATGGAGGTAGTGGAGGAACTTTTAATGTGCCTAATTTTTTAGCAAAAACCCCTGTTGGAGCAGACGCTACTTCTGCTTTGGAAACTTTATACGCAAGTGTTCCTGTCGTTTCAGGTGGTAATCGTAATCAATCTAACGCACAATTAGCATCACATAATCACGCTATAACTATTGATGGTGGTAGTTTTTCTTACGCAAGTAGTTCTAATCCAAATAATAGTGATAGAGGTAATCCATCAGGTAGTTTAAGTTGTGTTGTTAATACTGGTGTTGGATTTTCCACATCAGCAATAACAGGTTCAGCAGGTAATACTGGTGGCGGTGCTGATTATTTACCTCCCTTTGTAGTAATTAATTATTGTATTAGGGCGAATTAAACCAATCCTCTCTTATATCGTTAGTTCTATTTATAGTATGACTTACCCAACCTGTAATAATATATTTATCATCACTAACAGGCATCAATCCTGAATGTGGATAATCCCAAGTAGCAGGAAAAAATATTAGTGTTCCAGCAGTAGGTTTAACAAGACCTTTATTAAAAAAACTTGTTTCTCCACCTTCTTCAATTGTATTTAAATACCAAATATAAGTAAAATCTCTAACCCAACCCTGTTTAATATATACCTGACTATCGTTATGAAAAATATACTTACCAACACCTTTTTCGTATTTCTGTATTTGAAATCCCAAATCGTTTATACCAAAGTAAGAGTAAATCATAATATCTTTGTTTAAATACCTAATATACTCGTCTAACCCTTTTGATAATTCGTTAGTCAATACTTTATCAACATCGCTCCAATTAGCAGGATTGCGTGATAGGTGAAAATCGGTTGTATCTTTTATATCCTTATTCTCTCCTCCAAAGGTTATTCCAGCGTGTCTTTTGTCTTCTTTATCAAAACGCTCTATTATCTCCTTACATAGTGGTTTAGACAAAGAGTTTTTTATGCTGTAAATATAAAAGTCATTCGTTATTGAATTATTCATCTAAACTTATTATATAATACTATAATATATAATAATATGAGTAGTTCAGTCGCACCTTTATTTCCCAAAACAAGTGTATTTATACCTGCCTACTGGGCGACAGCGAGAGCAGAAACTTTAACCCAAGAAGAAGCAGACGCACGATATTTAAGATTTCCAACAGGTCAAGGAACAGAAAGCATACCAAACCTTATTGTATCAGGAACTTCTACACTTGGGACTACATCAACAAACGCTTTATCATCAACCACTATAACCGCTACTAACCTAATTAAATCTTTTGAAGAAATAATTTGTGAGGATAGTGTTGGTAATAGTAATATAGATATAATGCCTGGTAGAATTACTGGGTTTTCTACTGGTGGTTATACTATGAACTTATCTATGGACGATGGATTTACTTATTCCTCCGCAACAAGACAGATTTATAATGACCCTGATACAGGAACTACACGATATTCACTCTTCTCTCCACCAAATCCAACTATTCCTTTCCTTACAATAGGATTAGACGCAACACCTTCCTGTATTCTACAAGCGGAGTATAGTGTAGGTGATAATGGATTATTCACTATTAGAAACTTTAATGCGGACGACCAATATTCTTATACTACTTATACAACAGGCGACGATTTGGGGACTTCGCCTATTGCTACTATTGGTGTTAATGACCCTACTGGTGGAAGCATCAGTTATATTGCTGTTGAAAATCTATCTATTAATTTTGTGGCGAATAATGCTTCCATAGCGTCTTTCAGTAGTGGTGCGTATGGTAGTGGTGCTAATAATTGTCTTTATTATAAATCTATAAGATTTGATACTGACGCTGGTGTGTTAGAGCAGAGTGTAATAAACACAACTACAACAGGACAAACTAATTTAGTTTTTAATTCTACGAATGCTTATAGAACTATTATTAATACTCCTACCGCATCAGGAAGAATATTTTTATTACCATCAACAACAGGTCAGCAAGTAGGAGGTTGGTTTAAGATTTGTAATAAATCTACTGCCTTTACTATTGCGGTATGTTTTCCTACAAACGCAACTACAATTTTTACTATTCCTGTTTCTCCTACTGGTGGTGCTGGGTCTGTTGCGAAGTTTGCGATTGATAATGCTGGAACTGCCTATTTCCGTGCTGGTTAATTTCTTTCTATATAATAGTATGTTAAGTGAAGTATTTTGGGTTGCTTTTATTGGAACGACAACAGGTTGCTTAATTAAATTAGCAAGTATGGGGTATAAATCAAAGTGTAAGGAAGTTAGTTGTTGTTGTATAAAAATCGTTCGTGATATTGAAGCAGAAGAAAAGGAAACAGAGTTTTTAGCAACACATAAACCTGAAATTAGTAATAAAGATGAAAATAATTCCTCCTCTAATATATAATGCCGAGTATAATAGATAATCCTGAATTGTATGAAAAGGCAAAGCGAATTGTGTATCAAGAATATCCAAAACACTCTGCTTATCGTAGCGGTCAATTAGTCAAGCGATATAAAGAGATGGGTGGAACTTATAGTGGTAAAAAAGATAGTAGTGGATTAACAAGTTGGTTCAAAGAAAACTGGAAAGATATTGGTGGTTTAGAGTATCCTGTTTATAGACCTACAAAGCGAGTAAATAAAAATACTCCTTTAACTCCTGATGAGATTGACCCTGAAAATCTATTACAACAAATACTTTTAAAACAACAATACAAAGGTGATAAAAACCTACCTGCTTTTCAAGGTAAGGGTGTTCCTCTTGCTTTTGGTGAATATAAAATTGACCCATACGCTTACAAACAGGCAAAAAAGTTAGGTATAAAAATTGAACCAAGTAAAAAGAAGTTCAAAAAGATTGATATTTATGATTATAACAACCAGTATATTATGAGTATTGGTGATACAAGATATAATGATTATAGAAGTTATATCAAAGAAAGAGGACAGGAATATGCTGATACAAGAAGGCGGTTGTATAAAATTAGACACGAGCGAAATAGACACAAATTAGGAACTCCTGCTTATTATGCCGACCAATTGTTATGGTAGTGGAAATTATTATATATATTGTAATATATATACAATATGACGAATTGGACTGATTTTGTGAAATCCTTTGCGAAGGCAAATAATACTACTTATGGTTGTGCTTTAAGCGACCCTGCTTGTTCTGCTGGATATAGAAAAAAGTATGGTGTTAAAAAACCTCTTGGTAAAAACAAGGAAAAAGAACTTATGGGTATGGAGGATATTGATGCGAAACCTTCTAAAAAATCCGTAGAGTTTAAAGCAAAAAAAACCGCTATGAAAGCAAAATTAAATAAATCACAAGTTCAAAAGCAATTGTTAGAAACAACAGGTATGATGGCGGAAGATATTAACCAGTTTGTTCCAGTTCAAGATTTAGCAGGTAATTTTGTTCCACAAGAACAACTACAACAAATAAAAAAAAAGCGTGGTCGTCCATCAAAAAAACAAGCAGAGGAAAATATTACTATGGAGGTTAAAGAGATTAAGAAGCGTGGTCGTCCAAAGAAATACGATACGGCAGAAGAAGCAAGAAAAGCGAAGATTGCTAATACTATTGCTGGTGCGAAAAGGCGTAAGGAAGCAAAAGCACAAGGTAAGGGGTTATTTAGTAGTTTCAACAAAGCAGTTAAATCTGTTTCTAATACTGCTACGAGTGTTGTTAAAAAAGTCAAAGATACTGCTACTGCTGTTGTTTATGGTCGTCAAGATTATCCACCAAAAGTCCGTAAAATAATATCTCAATATGGGGGTAAAAATATTACTGGTATTACTATTGGTAGAACACCTTTGGGAACACCTCTTATGACTGCCCTACAAGTTGCGAGTGGTAATACATTCTCACAAAAATTAGAAAATACACCTTACGATAAACTTTTTCACTTGTTTATTTGTATTGATTTTCCTGATGGAAAAATTACTCTTGAAAAGAATGAAGTTATTAACGCTGATATTGGTTGTAAATTACCAAAGGAAACTGAAACTAAAAATATTACCAGTAGTGATATTCCACCTGCTTTAACACTAAACGATGCGTTGGAAAGAACAAGAGAACGAATGGGAGGTAATTATTTTACTTATTCTGCGAAAGATAATAATTGTCAGGACTTCATCGTTGCTTTTTTAACTGCTAATAATATTGGTAATGAAACTGATAAATCTTGGGTGAAACAGGAAACAAAGGTTCTTTTTGATGGTGGAAATAATAGATTAAGGAAGATTGCTAATACTTTAACAGATTTAGGAGCGAGAGTTGATGTATTACGACAAGGTGCTGGTATTAAAAAGAAGAGGAAGGGTGGTATGATTGATGAAGAGAATGACCCTTTATTCCAAAATCCTATACCTATTGTTGCTAATCCACCACCACCACCACCTCCTCCTGAACCTGTTAATATAAATATTCCTGCTAATATTCCTGTAAATAAAGATAAAAGAAAGGGTGGTAAAATAAAATCTAATAGTAATACAAAGATGGCGAACTCTTGGATAGAATATGTTAAAGCGTATGCTAAAAAGAACAATATGAAATACAACGAGGCACTCAAAGACCCCAAGATGAAAGCAGGTTATAAGAAGGGTGGTAAGTTTAACTTGCTAAAAAGTATTACTGATGTTGGAACAAAGGTGGGAGAACCTTTTAAAGCGACAACTGGATTAAATCCTTTTACCTTTGGATATGATTTAGGACACGATGTAATTGCTCCTGCGTTGATGAAAGGTAGAGGTATGCCTACATCAAGGGACGAATATATCTCTCAACTTTACGACCAAGCAAATCTCGGTGCGAATGGTAGAGTTCGTTTAAACTAACTGGGGGGTCTGTTGCCCCTAAAAAAAGCGACTATGTAGTAGCAATACCATCTTACGATAGAGATGATGAAATTATTACCAAAACACTTCCTATGTTAAAACGACAAGGTGTTCCACCAAGAAGAATAGATATATTTGTAGCAGATAAGGAACAAGAGAAAATATATAAATCTGTTATACCACGAAACTATTACAACAAACTTATTGTTGGTAAAAAAGGTCTTGCTAATCAATTGCTATTTATAAAAAATTATTACCCACAAGGAAAGTGTATTGTTAGATGCGATGATGATATTGAAAGCGTTTTTAAAAAGGTTAGTGATACAGAAGTAAAGGAAGTAGATTTAAATATATTTATACCTTATGCTTTTGGTGTGTGTATGAAAGAAGGTTTAACATATTGGGGAATTAACAAAGTGGCGAACCCTTTTTATATGACTGATGGATACTCTACGGATTTGAGATTTATACAAGGAGGTTTTAATGGGTATATCAACTCTAACAATAAATCGTATGATTTAAAAATAAAAGATAATTCTACCGCAGAGGATATTGAGAGGACTATACGATATTATATTACTGATGGTGGTGTAGTTAGATTTAATGAGTATGCCTTTAAAACAAAATTATTTGGCGATGGTGGAATACAAACAGAATTGGGTGGATTTGAAAAACGGCAAAAGTTAATCAAAAAAGCGACAACACAATTAAAAAAATTATATTCTAATTATGGTGATGTTATACCTCATAAAGAACAAGGTGTTATATTTAGATTACGCAGAAATCCTACTGATTGATGTTAATACAATTTTCAGGTTTGTAGTTTTCAGGTAAATCGTCAGGGTGTGCTGGAATATGGACGCTGGTTTGGAATATATCCTTCGTCCAGTGCTTACGCTTTTCCTCGTTGTAAATCTTCGCATACTTATCGGTTAATTTATTTGTTATTCCTTTTAATTGATGCTCTAATATTGGGTGGAGTTTATCTGCTCTTACCATAATACCTTTCAAATACTCAATAAGTTCTGCTGGTAGTTTTTCAGCATACTTCTTACCTGCTTCCGTATCAAGACCAAGAATAAATCCACCAAAGTAAATAGTGAGGTTATAACAGAGCGTAAAATATAAAGCAAGGCGTATGAGTGCCTTTTGTGATGGTTTTTCAGGGTTCTCGTTAATAATATCAAAGTCCTTGTTAATCTCGTTAAACAAACACTTCAATCCTAATTCAGTAATAAATCCTTGACTATCAGTTAGGTTAAGAACCATACTCATAAACGGATACAAAAAAAAATCGTTGGTTGTATCTTGGTCTATTAGGTTTTTAAATCCAACTATGTTCTCAATCTGCTTCTCAAAAGTTAAAGGTTCAACTGCTTCCATAATAATATATTATACAATAAGATATTATTTTATTCAACTACGCCTAAACAAAATCCTTTTTTGATTGTTTTGATGTTGTATATTTTTTCCACTTATCATACCATTCTCCGTTCAATTCTGTTTTTGCTATTAAGTTTTGCTTTGTTATATTTACAAATCCATAACCTTGATGATTGCCTGAATTAATAGTTCCGTGTGGTATTTTTGGCGGTTGTAATATTATACAATTGTGTTTTGTTAAATCAAAGAATAGTCCCAAAGTGGGTGATACGAAATATTGCTTTTGCCCCACTGCTGGTTTAACCCAAAATATAGTTTCACTTAATCCGTCCATACCGCTGTCGTTATGAATAGCACTCGCAAAATCTAAACTTGCCCCCATACCTGTCGCTGGGTGTCTGCTTAAAGGCACACCTGGAATAGCAGGAACTTTACCTGCTTCCTCTGCTAATTGTAATCGCCATCTTGCTACTGCTGGTGCGTATCGTTTTTCTAATTCATACAAAGCACAATAAGAATACACTAAATTATACATAAAATCTTTATCTTGATAAGCAGTAGGAGAGCGTGGTTGATATGCTATTATTGCTCCATACGCTCTTCCGTTTGGGTGTTTGCCTAAATAATATTTTATTTGTCCGTCCATCCAGTTTTTTCCATAGTATCTATCAACACCCTTTTGGTCTTTTTTAAACTGGTATGCTTCATCTCTGTCCTTTTGTGTTCCTTTTATTAACCTGAATGGTGTATAGAATGTATGCTCTTTTACAGGATAATACTTCTCAAACGCTTCTCCTAAATCTGTTAATTTTTCAGTTGCTTTATTTACTGCTTCATCATATTCCCCTGTGATATAAACAATCTGTATTTCACCCTTGTAAGTTATGATACAACTTTTATCTTGTAATCTCAACCCTTCTTTTTTTACTTGTTTCGCATCGTATATAATTGCCTTACCAACAAAATCGTGTGGAATAATTTTTAATTCGTCTAACTCTATTACTGGTAGGTCTATATCTACACAATCAGTTTTGTTTGGATTAGCACCCCAAAAAAGTGTATCACCATAATCCTTTTTCTTGTATGATATTTTTTTTATTTTATCAACTTCTTTTAGTGCTTTGGATACAATACCTTTTGGTATTTCCGTCCTCTTTCTTTCAAGGTGTAATTCGTCAAATAATTCGTTTATCATTATGTTATATTATTGATATAAAATAATCTATAAAAAGCGTTTCAATTTTTTAATCAAAACTAATTGTTCCTGTGAGTGGTGTGGAAAAAAAATCGGCAGGTATAGCACCGCCAATAATTATTTTTTCTTTGTTTTTTCCTGACTTATTTTTGGGTTCTATTATTTCTTTTTTTGGTGTTTTATTTCCTTCACGCTTTTTCAACTTCTTAAATATAAAATCTTGGTCGTATTCCATTATATAGTATTTATATATT